CTTGCTCTGTGTTAGATATAACTGCTTGACTAAAGTTTGCATCAAGAACATGAAACTGATCTACACAGTTAAATTGTGAATATCTATAACACTCTAAGGTATATTCTATTGATCTTACAATACTTGGAGCAGATCCTGTATTTATTGGATACTCTATTTCAAAAGGATATTGTGTACCATAAAAATTACAGAAGTCATCACATACATCATTATGTCTCCAGATTGTATTACCTTTTACAGTAAACAATGTTTCTTTAGATGAAAATACAAGATCTGGATGCCAATCATGATAACTAATAAATACTTGTAATTTAGGGTCATAACTTACAGTCCATGATGCATCAACAAAAACATTTGGGTGCCCTAATGGATAATTTACTCCAAGATAATTAAACTTATTTGTTTCTGGATTATAAGATACTTTACCTATATCCTTTCTTAACTGATAATCTTTCTTAGTAAAGTATAGTATAGATGATCTTGTATCATATCCTGCTTGAACACCAATACCAGCTACTGGATTATCTTGATGTGGATAATCTGGAAAATCTTCTGTTAGCTTATATGGTAAAAATAAAGAAAACCACCACTTCAATCCATTTTGTGAAATTTCTTTTATACCCTCACCATATGCAAAAAGTTTACCCTGATTCATTGATGCATAATATAATCCAGCTGGTGAGTATATTACAGATCTTATATTTTGAGATGAACCATATTCAAATGGTGCATCAGCATTTACTGCAGACTGTGGAGGATTACTAAATAAACCACCATCTCCAATAGTTACTTTTTTACCAGATAAAGTCTGTAATGTATCTATACCTTGATAGAACAAAGGTCCTGTAGTTGGGAATGTAAAGATCATACCTGTCATACCAACAGGTTTTACCGTAGTAATTTTATCATTAAACTGTACATAGTTTAATGGTAAATAGATCAACCAATTATTATCATAGGATTGATCATCTTGGTACAATGAGTATAACGCTCTATTTGGATAATATGTAAAACATAATTCTGCAACTTGAGGATCATAATTTGCACCTTGTGTTGATCCGGCAGAAAGATACTGTGTAAAAAACTTAGTAACACTTAATGAATAATCATAGTTATAAAAGTTACCCTTAGTAATTACTTCTGGATTCATATCAAACAGCTGTCTTAAATCTGTATATTGATATGGTATATATGGTTGTTGTGATTGTAAAGTTCCTTGTGATCTAAAGTCTACAAGTACATTACTCTCTACAAAGAAATCTCTTACACCAGAATTAGCTAAATACATGTATGAATCCTTAACAGATAAAAATCCTGGATAGTTTCCTTCCGTATCATTTTGTCTATCATAATTATCATTATCTAAATTATAATATCCTTTTGGCATTGGACCAGTACCAAATGTTGGCTGAGGAGTTAGTAAAGATATTATATCTGCAATTGTTGTTGCAATATTACCACCAGCAGCAATTGGATTTTCATCTTTACTGTATGGTGCAGTATTCATCCAATACCTTGCTGTAGGTATATTATTATATAATGCATAGTTCCATATAGTTCCATCAGGTAAATTATATAACCAGTTGTAAAAGAAAAGCATTGTGTTCTTTTCTGTAAATCTGTTTATATAAGTATCTCCTCCAAATATAATTTCTGATGTTGGAAGAACTTTATGAAATACTTGTCCATTCAACGGGCAGTTGCCAGATGTTGGTTGAGAAATTATATTATTAGGATCAAATTTTTGTTCACACGTTGTTGCAACAACTTGTTTAATACTATCAATTCTACCATATTGATTTTGTACATTATATTTTAATCCAACATAATGACTTGCTATATTTCCTAAAAATTGTTTAAATAATGATTCATTTTTAAAACTCATATCAAAGCTTGGAACATCAGTTGCTTTACCAAGATTAATTAATGAGTTATCTTCTTGAAAACCAATTTGCTGTGTTGATCCAACATATGTACCAACTAACTGCGGTCCTATTGTTGGAGCAATGGTAGGTGATGTGTATGTTGTATTTGGAGCAGAAGTTCTAATAAAGACTGTCTTAGGTCTAGAAAGATTATTTATTGTAAATCTTTGAAAATTACCAAATCCATTTAAATAATCTGGAACCTCTTGATTTCTATCACTAAGATAGAACCCGTTTTCAATTTTAAATCTTTTTAAGAAATTAGTATTAGGTGCAACAAATCTTGCATAGAATCCATGTGCTAATGATTGTAAAGCATATTGTCTAAATGGTAAAAATGCTTGAATAATTCTTAGTGTTGTATTGAACCCCTCAGTAAAATAATATGGTAACTGCACACCAATATTTATTGCGCTTGTTGCAAAAACACCAAGCCCTAAATTATTTAAAACAGTTGCTGTATTATAATCTGTTATAAGTGTTGTTGGTGGATATAGTCCAATATTTGCATATGATTGTGCCGTTGTTTCAAAAATCTCTTCAAGCGTTAAAGATGCCGGATTACCAGGTCCAGTAATTGCACCAGAAATTTGTTGAGAGGCACTATTAAAATAGTTATTAAGTTGTGTATAAAAGTTAAATGCATTACTTGCAGCAGCATTTACTGTAAATGAATCAAGATCTCCTGGTGGTGGATTTGGTGGTGTTAAGTTATTACCATTACCACCTGCAATATTCCAATAATCATATTTTTGATAAGGGACTTGAAAATCTGGAAGAGCTGGTGATGATATCTGTTTCTTACCCAATAAGTTTAATAAAGCATTTCCAAGACCAGCTATAATTGCAATATAAACCGCAGCATTACTCATCAACTGATTTTCAGGATGCTTATCTGGTATTACAAAAGAATGTACTGAGTTACCTTCTAAACTTCCATAGATTTTTAATTCAGTTTGGTTTATAAAAGGATTTCTAAAGCTAGTATCTGGAGATGTAAATGTAAGAAGGTTTTTTGGTATACCTTGATTTACAAATGTTTCATTTCCATCTTTATCTATAGTGGTTGTTTTAATAAAAGGATCATTATAATAATAATCATGATCTCCAATATTTGCAGTATTATCTAATGGTATTGAACAGTTAAATGGATAGTTTGCATATAGTCCTGTTCTATTACCTTTTGATTGCCCCTGTATAGGATAAGTCCTAAAGTTATTAATCATCCCTTTAGCAACTATACTAAGATTACCTTCTCTTGAACCTCTTAGTATTTCATATCCAACTATATTAGGAATATCATTACCGTCATTATCTTTTGGGTAGATTATATTATTAAACTCTACACCCATTATTCTAATAAACTTTTTACCATCAGAAGCATTAGCATTTTCTACTCTAAAGTGATATGTATCAGGTGTTAATGCATTATCTGGAAACTTGTGATGTCTAATAGGTTTACCACAAAGATCATATCTTGGATCTTTAGTAGCTGTCCAACACTGTGAACTTGAATTCCATATGTTAGGTTGGTTATCAGGATATATTTCTGTAGATTGCCAGTATCCCATTTTACCTTTAGCTAATACAACTCCTCCATCAGGTAATACTGGATAGTTAGGAAAGTATGTATCTGTCTGCCAAGCTGTATTTACAGTTTCAAATAATAATGTGTTATCTACAAAACTATTCTTATCTGTATATGTATCAGCATCTTTTGTATTTGCAGGAACATTATCTGGATTTGGTGTTGGATAGTTTTCTTCTGGTCTTCCAGGAATGTGATAAGATGCAGATTTATCTCCAGTATTGTATACCCATCTTATAAAGAAAGCATATACCTCATCTCTAAGATAACCTACTTTAGATCCTCCAGTAATATAATAGTCTTCAGGATATTCAACTGACACCCATTTAGTATTTATCAAATTAGCAAGTGGCTGATAATTAAAATCAAATTTAGATGTGGGAGCAATTCTAAGTAAGTACTGTCCAACATTAACTATCTGATCTGATTTCTCATATACTGGATTTAATAATGGTATAGCTGATGTTGGTATAGTTATTAATGTCTGTGGTATATCATCTAATAAGATTGATGTTTCAGAAGTAGAATAATAACCAATCTGTTTTGCTTGAACATTTTCATTAATTGATCTAACTATTACTAATTCAAACTGCTCAAAGTTTTCAGTGTCTAAATCTAATGTTAATAGTAATGATCCTTGTGAAACATCATTAGGATTATATACTGGTTGAAGATTACTTGGAGAAAAATAATTAGTTACATTCTGACCCTTAATAGAATATGCTACAACGGCAAAGTAAGTTCCATTTTCTAATGTACCTGTACCAGGTGCAATTGAAAGTTGAACGCATGGTGTCTGTACTAATGATGCCAATCTTATTTTGTCACAATCTAAAAAGTTTAAATCTGTACATATTTTACAATCTCCAGGAGTACATTTTTGTTCCCATGCAGTAATTGGCCATAATACAGTTCCACTTGATGAAATATATCTATTATAATTTATACCTGCTGTAGCTTGATTAGAGCCACCCCATTGAAAAGATGAATCTGGCCATGTCTTTGGATCACCAATATTTAAATATCTATCAGGATTTAAACCATCTGCCCAATACACTTCCCACTTACAATCTCCCTTTTGTCTAGAAGCTCCGGTAATTAAATTATATGGACTAAAATTTAAACATGGTGCAGAAACAATTGGTCTATACAAACAATGTTCTTCTTCATATAAACCAATTTCAGAATTAACAGGTTTACCATTTACAGTAGCAACAGTAAATATAATCCACTTATCCGCATATAAATGTATAATACCAATAATAGCTTTATCACCCTGCATGGTCTCTCCACTTGTTCCGCAGAGATAGTTTGAGTCCTCATTAGATAAAGTACCTAGGTTACCCTCATCAGTATTATTGACCATGTTTCTTGCATGTGTCCATAGTCCAGATGTTACAAATGATGGGTCTGTATCTTTATTTAGACCTTTAGAGAAACTATTTGTAATATTCTGAGTAGTATTTTGAAGACCTTTTTTAGCCATTATATTATTCTATTGCCGGTTAAGTTTCTATAATATGCTGCATTAGGAGAATAACTTTCAAACATATAGTAATACTTACCATACATTGATTTTCTATTTGTCCACCACATCTTTTCAAGTTCCTTGAAGTTTGGTGTATTAACAACACTTAATGCTTGATTTCTAGCTGCTCTTAATCTTTGTTCAATTAACTGCATTCTTTGTGCTACATCCTCACCATTAATATATAGGTTTTCAAGTATTCTAGATTTTAAAGCATATTCATAATATTCATTTATTAGATCATGATCTGGGACCATTAAGTATCCTTGATCATTTACCATTTCACCTTGATAATTTAAATATACCTTACCAGTTTCAAATGTTGTAAATAGAAAACCACCTTTTATCCAACCTTGGTTTGCTGTATTAAAATAAAGATTTGGACAGTCACATTCTATTTCTTGACTAGCCTTCATTCTTAATGGTAATAAATCTGTGTAAACTCTTGTAGCTCCAGAATTATTCATTACTTGAACTAGTTCCCACTTTTCCCCTTTACAATTCATAAAAACTCTAGGTGCAATACAAGTATCACCATAAGGATTGTTTGGGTCATACTCTGTAGGTATTGGATCTACTATAGGAAAATTAAGATCACATGCTGCAGTTTTGTTACATGGATTAGAATTACATGTTCTGCAGTTAACTGTTGGTGGTGCACACACATCTGTAGTAGATGGAGTTTCTTGGTATCTTACTTCTTGTATATTAGTTCCTGCAGACATTGGACCATATCCAACTTGTTGAACATAGTTACCGCATACTAATGCAAAGTTAAATACATAAAAATCATCTGGTAGTTTTACCTTACCATGACATACATCTAGAATAACTTCTTTAGTTTGATTTACCCTTAGACCAAGATCATAATTTAGTTTTTTAACCAGCTTAATTAATTGCTGAGGCTCTATCATGTTTTCTAGAGCAAAGGTGTTTAAATCAACTGTTACATCTTCTAACAATTGATCAAAAGTTCTATATCTAAGAGTATAATTAAAATCCATTATCTAAGTATATTTTGACCATCATCAGGACCATCTGTTGGAACCTGCATAGTCATAGTTAATTCTTTAATTACAAACTGCTCTACTTCAGAAAATAAATACTCTGGAATAGTTAATAATTTATCTTGTGCTATCTCACACTGTTGAGCAGGATCACACGGATCAGTTACTCCTTGAAAGATAGCCTCCATTCTAATTGCTTCCCAATCTATATTGGGGCAGTATAAATATCCATTTAAATACCAAAAATATTTTCTTGTATTATATTTAAATGTAGTAGTCTTTGTCATTGAAACCCATGTACCCGGATCTGTTCTAAACATTTCTATACTACCATCTATTGAAGATACTGTACGTATAACAGGACCAAATGTTCCTTCTAATATAGTTGGTAGTTTATCTTTTGTTCTTTTAAAATAACATCCAGAATAAACACCAAGACATCCAGCTTCTACTTTATCTACATCTATAAGTTCAAGATATGGTAATACCTGAAATATAGAGCTAATCTTCATTAGCTTGAATTGATTATCCTCTCTCTTTAAAAGAGTCTGGCCATATTTAATTAGAGAGCTATAGATTACTCTATCAGTTAAAAAAGAATCTTCTTTAACTGCTTTTAAAGTATTTCTAACCCGTGATATTGCTTCACCTATAGTTGTCATAGTTCAAATTCATTATATTGTTTTAAGTCCTCCTGTAGCTTTTTTTGCATAGAGTTGACTAAAAAATTTTTAGTATGGTTAAGTTTTATTTTTGCTGTTGGTTCAACTACAAGATACATATTCCAATTTTCTGGATAAGCTTTAGAAACCGCTCTTTTAAATTCTCTACATGCAGTAAATCCCCAAAATTCTCTATTCTTCATTTTGTGTTTTAATGCATAACTTGTAAAAAATATTTTTGCTAGTTTACCATCTGTTTCCCAATTCTTATTTGTAACAGATACTCCATACTTCTTTGACTTTGCAAAATCAGTATTTTGTTTTTTTGGACTTTGACATGTTCCAATAAATATCCAACCTATTTGTTCAGGTAGTTGAACACCATCCCTTGTATCAATAACTGTTTGATAAAAAGTATTATTAAAAGATTTTATAATCTTTCTTAAGTCTTTATCATCCATCTGTTTATACTTAGGATATTTCTTTTTAAAACTTTCAAAGAACTTCTTGTTCATAATTGTATGTACTTCAGGTCTATACCTTGGTGCATTTAAGTCTGGACTTTTAAATTCCTTCATACTATACTATTTAATATACTAAAAATAAATGACTTTAACAAATATAGCAATAAAAGCAAAACCCCCGCGAGTGCAGGGGTTCTACCAGTTGTTACAGAAACCAACAAACTGCAACTTTATATTTGTTCAACCATCATTTGAGCTTGTAATAACCAAGCTGCAGATGTTGCATCTTTTGTTTTAAATTTTAAACTAACTGTTTCACCAGCATTTAAAGTAATATAATAAAAGAAAGAAACATTAAATGGTAACTGACCATTTAAGAATCTAAACTCAACTGTATTACCTGCAGTAGTTAAAACTTGATCAGGTGCAATAGAAGATCTATTTACAATATCTCCAACATTTGCACCATCCATTAATGATCCTGATAATAACGGTCTTCCAAAATTTTGATAAACTGGTGTATCAATAAAACCAACAGTTTTTATAATTGCTCCATCAACCCAGTTTGCAATATTAGAACTATTTGCTGATGTTGGTAATGTAACTGTATCATATGATACCCATACTTTATAATTCTTAGCTGCACCTCCAGGATTAGTATATGATAATGCAGAATAATTTACATTTGGAAAACTATATATACTTGGTGTTGCACCAGCATTAAGATTTACTGTTTGTACATTATCATCATAGAAAAATTCTTTTGCTGTCGCATTTACAGTATATGTAGTTGTGTTACCTACTGTAGATGAAGTAATATTAATTCCTGTTCCTGATTCAAGTTGTACAACTGGCAATTGTGTTGGATCAAAACAAATTGTATATGTAGTTACTCCTGTTACTGGGTTAGTGACTGAAGTTATATCTAAATAATCATTTGTATTACATACCTCTACAACAGATCCTAAGTCTGGGCCAGTAATATACTCACAGAAAAAACTAATAATTGCATTAATAGCATCTGCTAAATTTGTATTAGTATCAACAACAACTTGTTGTATACATTCAATTGGTAATCCACTATATACAACACATTCTGCATCAAATACCTCAGAACATGCAATTGGATTAGGACATCCTGCTGGAGTAGGACATGGTGCAGGTGAAATTAATCCATTATCTGAACATCCACATTTTTTACATCCACAAGAAGTACAAGTATTATGAGCCATAGTTTAAATTATTAAGGACAAACAATTGGTGTTGGTATATCTGTAGTACATGGATTAATATAAGCAATCAAACCATCAAGTTGAAAAATAAATCCTCCAAGATTTGTTTCATCATTTGCGTTACAGCTAAACTGATATCTTAGATTTGCATTATATTCCATGTTAAGAGGAATGGTTCCCGCAGCAGCATTACTGTTTACATTAGTATTTATATTATCAAACTTTGGAACATAATCTCCAAGACGAACATGTGAAATAATATAGTTTAAATGTGAAGTATCATAAGCAGCTGTTCCAGAAAAAATGTTTTGTTCTGCATTTTTAACTAATGCAAAGCTTAAAGTTTTATTACTTGAAATAGATAAGAATCCAACAGTTGTTAAAATTGTACTTGTATCAGGAGCATTGTCAATCTGAGTTCTTCTATATCCTGTAGAAAATTCTTTAGTATAATTATCATCTAATAATTCTGCAACTCCCATTACTGTAGATGGAATAACTACATTACCTTGATTAAATGTAATTAATCCAGAACCACTTGTAATAACAGACCCTGGTCCAACAGATGCAGGAGTAACAGTAGTTGATAAATAATAAGTATCAATTGGTGGAACATTTTGATATTGCCATAACAATGGTGCACCTGTTCCATCATCAATAGGTATCATTACTTGACCTTTAAAATGCAATACATTACCAATTCTTCTTACTCTTGGTCTTAATGCATCTGTATCAGATCCAGTATAGAAACTAAAACCATCTAGGTCTACCCAACCTGTATCAAGAATCTTTGATGATACAGTATAAGCAGGTCCACCAGTTACTGTTGTAGCTATTGTGTTTGTAGTAGCTCCTGTAACTGTTACTGTTGTACCATTGTATATATCACATAATACAATCCATAAATTATTAATCACAGAAGCGATTGTACTTGCTGGTTGTATCCAAGTAGGATATTGTGCAGCATATGTAGCAGCAGGATTTACTTTTGTAAAATCTGTACCCGCAATACACTGAGCAGTTACTGCACTTAGTAAAGATGCAGTTGATCCAGTTGCAGCATAGAATCCACACCAAACATCATTTATAAACTCTTCTAGCACTACATCTATTCCATATGAGTTTCCAGAAATAAGTGAATTAATAGGACAGTTTATTGTAAATGATGGTAATGTAAATACAGGTGCAGGAGTTGTTTCTAGTGTAGTTACTCTAACATCTAGATCATTAATCTGTAAATTAATTGTGCTTATTTGTGTAATAAGATCACAAATTTTAGTACCCATTGCCTGGGCATATTCTGCAACAGACATTACAGTTGTTGAACCTATAACAAAACATGGTGCTACAGTAACTAAAGTATCTGCTGTTGTTGTTCTTACAGTTGCGGATGGAGTTGCTACTGCAGTTGTTTGAGCAGTTTGCAGTGCACAAATCTTTTCAATTAAAAATTGAATTAATTCTTGAAAATTATTTGGTGCACAGCTTGAAAGATTAAAACAAGATAAATCATATCCATTAACATCTAGTAGGTCTAATACATTACAAAGCTCAGTTGCAAGCTTATGAATTACATTAGATACAGTGTCTCCAGTACATAATTTTATACAAGGAATATCTGGACCTTGCCATATCACACAGTTACTTGATATTGGACTACAAGGGCTATTATCTAAATTTAGAGGTTTCATATCTATAATATACTAATTATTATTGAGAATTACAAGTGGTTGTTGGTGTCCCACAATTACATGGAGCATAACCACAAGATGGAGTACTTGGGCAACATGGATTAATAGAAGTACATATATAATTTGGATCTCTCAAAGCATCCAAATCTATAAGTTCTTTTTTAATTAACCATTTATCTGTATCTTCTGGACAACAGTCAGATATTCCATATCTTAAGTATAATACTTGTTTGTAATATACTTCTGCTGATTTGCAAGATATTTTCTCATATTTTTCAATGGTACATGCCGGTGTGTTATATCCTGGTTGAACACTTCTTCTTGGATAAATAACTGGTGGACAAGACCAAATATCTTGTTGTGTATCTTCTGTACAATCACCATAAGTTTCTATGTAGTCTGTTTCAGGATAATAAACATCCCAAACTCTCATACAGAATTTTTCAGACTGCGCTCCTGCAGCAAGTGTAAATGTTTGTACTATTAAATTACAATCAAAATAACTATATGTTTTAGATGTAGTACTATCATTTCTTACAGTAGTACAAACACAAGGATATGTTAATAAACACTCAGTGCAGTTTGTATATTCTATTTCTGGAAATACTATACCGGCATTTGTAGGATCATTAGTTTGTTGTACAGTCCAACATGTTTCTGGACAATACTTTATTTTGATAACTGATCCTATATATTGACTTAGATCTGTATATGTTATAATTGGATCTTTAAATCCTGTACAGTCAAAAAGCTTGTAATACTCTCTTGCACATGCAATGCAATCTGTGTAAGCTGCAGTAACTGTAACTATTGTATCAGAGGGTATATCTTGTATCTCTTCTATATACCAACATCCTGGACAATCCCCTCTAAGAATTACTTGACCTACAAAAGGACTTAAGTCTGAACTTGTGTAAACTATTGTGTTTGGATCATCACAATTTGTGAGCTTATACTTACTTGGATTTTTACAAGTAGGACAATCATCATATGCTTGAACTACAACTACATCTATTGCACAATCACAATTTGCAGTTGAATTAACTATCCAACATGTATCTGGATAATTTTCAATTTTTACTATTTGGCCAAGTATTGCATATAATCCTAGTGATAGTTTATTAGTAACAATAGGATCTTGAATACCATCACAGTCTACTAGTTCATAACACTCATCTGGGCAATTACCATTTACACATGGTCCTATATTCACAATATTAATTGGACTAGGAAATTCATTACCAATTACTGCAGGATATGTAGAGGAACATGATATTTGCTCAAGTGTTCCAGTAAGTGGTCCAGTATTTTGAACATTACCATCACAGTCTATATATAAACAATCCTTAGAATTTGCAATTATATTATAACAATTACATGGACATTCACAGTCTTCTACATACGATAATGTTTCTGTTGTTGAATTACAGAATAAACTTGCATTAGGTGATAAAGCTACCTGATAACATGTTGCTGGTAAATCTGTTCCTTGAAGTACTACTGACTGTCCAACATAGGCTGATAAATCTTGTGTGGTAGTAAATGGTGGTATTGAACCATCACATGAAACTAATAAATAACAAGGATCACATTCTGCACACTCTCCAAACAATACAGAACAATCTGTATATCCAGGACCAGTTGTTGACATCCAATTACTACCTATATTTGGATATGCAGATCCGTCTCCTACAACTTGAGTAAATAAATAACACTGGCCAGATATTAAACCATAGTAATCTCCATGAATTCCTGATGCATCATAGACTAGTTGCTGTGGAAAAGTAAAACCATAAATTGGTGAATTATTTGCAATTGGAGGTTGAAAATATAATATTTCACCTGTGCAACATGATTCAAGTCTATAATAGTAAGGAGCAGACATTACTTAGTGTATTTTTGTAGATCTTGTTTATTTTTACCTAATTTAAGTTGTGCTTCATATTTTCCAATACAATTAGAACACACCTGTTGTCCGTTTGATGCTTTTCTTCTCTGACATCCACAAGACAATTTTGTTTTACAATTTGCACATACTGACATATTATTGGTTTTTAGTTAGTTTAACAATTTGTACAAGACAATTTATTTAAAAGCTTTAAAGCATAGTTGTATAAAGCCATTCCTTTCTGTGGCTCATGACAAAACTCTACTTTAGATTTTGCAGCTTGAAGATACATAAATATTAATCTAAGCTCCTCTAGCTTCTGTTGTATTTTAAATGGTGGTTCACATGCTGCTACATCAACATCACAAAGTATTTTGTAATATTTATTTAGGGCATGTGTTACCCTTAAATGATTATATTCTACATAAACTGTTTCATTAGGTGAAACACTATATTTTATAATATAAATACCATCTGGTAAATTATAATATGAAGTTCCACAGTCTACAGTTTGTAGTTGTAAATCACAAGCAGTTATGGTAGCAGATCCTGTAGTATAAAAATTTGTAGCATCTATTTGATTAGAATATCCAAATCCTGGAACAGTAATGTTCAAGGTAGGACATACTACAGGTATTGCAGGATTTGCTGTTTGATACACACTTGTGTCAAGTAATTTAAGAACACATTCATTCATTACTTGAGGCACCTCTAAACTTAATACATGATTTGCCATAACTATGTTTTATAAAAAAGGGAGAGGAGTATAAACTCTCTCTCCCCTTATATATTTATTAACGTTTAACTATTAGATTCCACACTGAGCTGGAAGAGCTGGAAACTCAATAGCTGAGCATGTAGACTCACAACTAAATGTTTCAATCTCACAAACTCCACAGTTATTTAACCAATCAGTAGTAGCAGTAACAAATGCAGCACCACTTGCAGGAGAAGTAAAGATAACTTCTAACAAGTATTGGTCATTGTCAAATGTACCGGTAGGATTGTTAAATCTTGGAACACTGTGTTGCAAGTAAGTTTTGTAATAAAGTGCTTGTCTGTTGATAGCATTTACTATTTGGTTACCTTGTGTAATCTCTCTGATACGGAAATCTGAAGAGAAGAAGTTTTGTCTGTAAGACTCAGAAAGAATCACATCTCTAAGAACTGTTTCTCCAAGACCCATAGCTTGGCTACCAAGACACTCATTAACTACACAAAGACCTTCAAACTGACAAGGATCTCCATTAAGATCTACTTCACTTGGATACAAGTTAATTGGTTGTTTCTCATAGAAGTCAGAAATTTGGAAAGTACAATCTCCAAATCTTGTATCTACATAAGCACCATTAAGAATTAAACCTGCACATGCACCAGCAGTATGTCCTGGAGATACATAGTTATTCCAAGTATCAGCACCAACTGAAGCTAAGAAAGCTGCATCTGTTCCTGGAGCATACCAGATAACACCTGCCTCATCCTGAATAGCAATTTGGAAGAATGGAGATACAATTGGAGAGTTTAATAGATCATTAGCCCAAAGGATCATAACTTCAGTAGAATCTACTGCAGTTGGAGCAATAGCTCCTGCTGGACAGCATCCTGTATAAGCAGATGCAGTATAGTATGCATTGTGATCTAAGAATCTTAGAGCAGGAGAACCTTTAACATCTAAACGAAGATAGTAAGTCTCACCACATAAGAATTCTTTACAACAGTTAGTTCCAGAAATAACTGGAGCAATTGCAGTTGTAACAGTTAATACATCAATAGTAGCATCATTGTTACCTGCATCAATAGTTAATGTATCACCAATTGTATATCCTTTACCAGGAGAAAGAAGTGCAACAGCAGTTACTACACCAAGACCATTTGCATTAAATTCTACAATTGCACCTGTACCTGTACCACCAGTTACACCAGCAGTAGAAGTACCAGCTGGATATCCAGTACCACCAACTAATGATCCTGCATCAAGAGTAAGAACACCACCACCTGCACTAGCATAAGTAGAACCAACGTGTACTACATTGTTAGTAGGAGTACAAGGCTCTACATCATAAAATCTAGATACATACTTAGGGTTAACAACTTTAGACTTATTAGTCTCTTGATAACCACCAATGAATGGACTAACTTTATCTTTACAATAGATAGTAGATCCTGCAAGATAAAGAGGACAACATTCAGTTGCTGTACTAGGAACAACAGAAAGATTAGTTTTAGTATCAAACCAACCAACATAGTTATTCTCAAGACTACCAAATGAAGAAGTTGCTGCAACTGCCAACTGATTTAATGCATAAGTTGGGCGACTTGCAGTTGATAAAAATCCACCAGTAGCAGATGCATTACCTAATGCACCTCCACTTGGATTAGTGATAGCTACAGGACCAATTGTGGCTCCTGTTGCCAAAAACGTTTTTCTAAACGCGTGATTAAAATAAGCCATTTTTTTTATAATTTAATTAAACAAAGAATATACTATAATATAGTAAAAAATTTTATAATAACAAAAAAAGCTAGAAAATTATCCAGCTACTTCTGCCATATCATTATCTAATAGTCTTAAAGCTAATGGATCTGTACCAAATGTTCTTAGTTTATCCATCCAAGTTTGCATCTTATCATGCTCTTCAACTTGTTCTTTTAAGTATCCTAAACATAATTCATAAAGAATATGATCCTTATTTGACATTGCAAAATCTGCCATTTTTTTAATTTGAGTAGATACTTCTATCTCATGCTCATAAGATAACCTTACAATTTCTGGAAGACTTCCTGAAAAATCTTGTTGTGGTTGATCTAATCTTGGAGTTAATGGTTGTACTCCAAATGATAATAAATACTTACGTGCAATATCAGCATGAGTTAATTCTTCATCTGAATACTTTCTCCATAGAGCAGCAGCACCTTTGAATCCTTTTTCATCTAACCACATTGTCATTGACATATAAATTCTAGAAGAATACTCTTCTTGTTGAATTCTATAATTTAAATAGTCAACAGCATTATCTGTAATTAATGGGTTCATAGTAGCTACATCTGGAACTTCTTTTGATGCACCAGAACTTGGTTTATCAATACTAGGAATTCCTGTAGATGGCGGAAGTTTTACTACACTTGTATCTAATCTTTTTAATAATCTTTTCTGTTCCATTTTATATTAGTTGTTTCTTTCAGCAGTTTCTGTACCTCTAGAGAATTGGTTTCCAGATTCAATATCTCCAGCTATAATACTAACTGCCTCATCTATTATTACTTCTATTATATCATCTTTAAATTCACACTCTACATTTGCAGTAGACTGAACCCCTGTATATGGATCTACACAACCATCAATTTGTATCTTTCTAGGTTGTCTATAGTATGTAAGATCTACTTCAGAGATATTAAAGTCATTATTTGTGTAGACATTAATTCTGTCATCTATAAGTGTAGCAAATGTTTCCGCCCATTCAAAACTTGGTTGTTTTAATTTATCTCTTAAAAGTACAGATACATTACCTTCTTCTGCAAGATATACTACCATCCTTCTTTTATCACAGCAATCCTTTTGTGCATATACATCTACTCTTTTCCATTGTAAATAATCTTGAGGAATGCTTAAGAATGAATAGTCTCCTTTATCAGTTAATCCACCAATAGTAGTTTTATAAAGAAGAACTTGTAAGTCATCCTTTCTCCGGGTAGATTGCTCATCACCTTCTTTAACAATATTAATACCGTGCAACTGCCTTCTAGACCATTCTACTTGGGCTTTATTAAATGCCTCTACTACCTGCCAACATTCTATGTTGTCGTAGTCTTGGCTATCTAATTTATTTAGCCTTTGCTTAATCTTTACAGTTATAGTACTATTTAACATTACTATCTATTTTTAGCAATTTTCTTTAAAGTCTTTGCAAGAGCTTTTCTCTTAGGAGTACAAGTAGGTTTAGTCATTGGAGTACAATATCCTTTGTGCGCAGGATTAATTGCCTTTTGAATCCACTTCTTATCAGTTGACCCACCTTTTTTAGCTTTAAACATTGGTTTATCTTCAACAGGTGCTGGGGGCGTAGAAGTTTTTGGAACTCCTCTTAAAACTCCTTTTAAAGTTCTTGTTTCCTTAGCTCTTTCAGGCTCACCATAATTTTTTTTAACTACTGTTTTATAGTTACCATCTGGAGAATAAAACTTCATCTTTGCTTCTTTTGGTGCTTTATCACTTAAAGCTCCTCCATTATCAAATTTAGTTCTTGCAGGTTCTCTTTTACCTATAGGAGTATAGCCTTGATCTTTAGCAGATCTAATCTTACCAGGATATCCTCTCTGTACTTTTACAGATGCTCCAAACTTTGCAGTAGTCTTTTTAGTTGCCATGACTTTACTTTTTTACTTTACCTTTATTTCTACAGCTACACATGATTATTTCTTTTTAGAGCCACCTTTTTTCATGTAACCCATTTTATTTCTAACAGCTGTTGGTAATTTAGACAATCCAACTTTTCCTGCAGGAACTGGTTTAAGTGATCCACCAGTAGCCATTTTTTTAACAGCACCACCTTTCTTCATAGTAGGGTTAGTTCCCATTTGATTCTTAGAAATATCTGTGTTACCATTAGTAGGGCGCATTGGTAGGCCATTTAATGGAATACCGTAGTTATAATCTGTAGCTCCACCTTTAGCCATCTTTTTTACTTTCTTAACAGGACCACCAGCTTTCATTTTGCCGCAACCCATTTTACAAGTTTTCATAGTTTTCATAGTAATATATATAATAAGTTAACAATTCCACTTTCTTAAAGACTTGTTGATTCTAGAGTTAGGATCATTAGCAGTCTTTGAGCTTGTTAGTTTTTTCTTCATACCAGACATTCTAGCACAAAAGCTTTTTCTTCTATTGGCATCTTTACTTCCAGCTTTTAGTTTAGAAGGTTTAGTAGTTACTGCTGTCTGAAGTTTACTTCCTGGATTTTCTCTTCTATAAGAAGCAACTCCTTTAGCATTAAGACCTCCTTCTGGATTCTTACCTTCTTTTCTTTGCCATGCTGGAGTAGAGCCACCTTTCTTCATTTTATGATCTGAGTCTCTCATTATAGAGCCATCAGGCATTACATGATAACCTTTTGGTATATTAAGAGCAGCTTTCATTAATTTTGAATTCCTTGCCATGACTATTTTTTTACACAGTTATTATATGTTTTACCATACATCTTTTTAGTACCTTTCTTTTCATAACCTGGCCAACAACTCTTTGCACTTCCACCAGCTTTCATCTTAGGCTTCTTACCAGCTATCTTCATTGAGATAGCTATTGCTGCTTGTTGTGCCCTACTTTTTGCCATTACTTTTTCCTTTACCTTTATACTTATAATCAGGGTTATCTCTATGCCATTTCTTTGTAGCAGCTACACCCTGCGCAACTGTTTTGGCTCTACCTATTTTAGTAAGATCAATTGTGTCCCATTGACCTTTATCTTTAGTAGGATGGTTGACCATAATATGACCAACCTTTCCTTCTCCTTTTTTTGTAGTCTTCTTATATACTACATGTTTTTCACCACCGGCAGTAACTTTTACTTTCTTAGTTTTTGCCTTTGCCATTATTAAATCTTTTTACCAGAAGCAATACTGTTAAATTCTTTTGCTTTCTCAGCTGCCATCTTTTTTACATCTGCCATTAACTTTGCATTCTTTTGTATTTCAGAAGCTCTTTGTAATGTAGACATAGCAGATTCAACTTCCCATTTTCTCATTTCTGCTTTGTTACCACCAAAAATAGAAATACCAACTGAAGAATTTGCTTTCTTAGCTGGTGTGGATTTTTTAGTTGTTGTTCTTTTAATTGCCATAACTATCTAAATCTTGCTGCCTTTTGGGCTATGCCCTTGGGCTGTTTAACAAATTGTTTTCCTTTACTATTACCTTTAGCCTTTGCTTTATTTGTTGCAGCTTTCTCTCCTGCTGATAAAGAACCCCAAGCAGCTTCAGGTAAATATCTTTTTTTACCTTTTGACTTTACCTCTTTAGAAGAACCTTTCTTCTTATTTGCATAAGTTCCAGATGTCATCCATTTTTGTGCTGACCAATCTCTTAAACTTTGCTGAGGATCTTTAGCCATTACTTCTTGGTTTTATAACCACCACCTTTAGACTTATATTCTTTAGCTAAAAGTTGTGCTTTTCTTGCAGACCATTCTCCAGGATCTCCACCCTTAGAACCAGCTTTAATTCTTTCAAACAAAGACTTACGCATACCAGGCTTAGTGTAAACACCAGCCTGGTTAACGCGACTTTTAGTAGTAGATTTCTTTAGTGGCATTATTTCATTTTTTTAGCACCACCTTTTTTCATCATAGAAGCACCATACATAGCTTTAGGAACTGCAGTTTTAGGAGCTTTAGAAGTTCCACCTGAACGTCCTTTAGCTATTTTAGATGCAGAAACTTTAGCATTCTCTCCAGAGATTACACCTTTAGAGCCAGCTACTTTAGAAGCAGTTACACTTTTATTAGCATTAGTCATTCCACCAGTTTTCATTTTTTTACCAGCTGTAGCACCTACCGGACTTTTTGCAGCTTTGCCAGCCATAGCACCAAATGTAGCACCTGCTGCACCTCCAGCAAGTTTACCAGCTTCATAACCATAATTCATGGCTGAAGTTCCTTTTTTAGATTTTTTCTTTGGAGTTAACATTTTATATAATTTTTAAGAGTTCCATAATTTTTCAACAGAAGCTGTAACATCTTTAAGAATATCTTCATTTAAAGGATTCTTAAAGTATTCTACAACATCTGATACATTTCTACCAAGTAAGCTGTTAGACTTAGCATGATAAATATGACCATCTGCCTTACTTATAATATACTTAAAAAATACGGAATCTCTAACAATTGATTTAATTTTTAGTGTTTCCATATCCATATTTACTGCATCAATGAAAGATTTAGCTGCTCTTTCTTTATTAGTCTCACCACCCTCTCCATTAATGTACATATCCATATTCTCATAGATAATGTCATTTGGTGTTGATTTTCTGTACTGTGTACTATTAAGATCAACAACTTTTGCAATGTAGAATAGTTTAGTACTATTCTTATCAAATAATTTCTGAAGTTCAGAAAGTGCTTTGTTACGCATTTTCTTGTACTCAGTTCTAACCATCACAGTTTCTTCTTCTTTATCTAGATAAAACTTAGGTGGTTTTGCTTTTGATCTTGCATCTTCATAACTCTTTGCTATAATTGAAAATGCCCCAGCTTCAATAGCATAAATCTTAATTCTATCAAAAGGATCTTTTGGATCTAAAAATACTGGCTCATTACCACATTTAATATCAATCTTATTCCAGAAATCTTTATTGTCTGGTTTAAGTAATTTAACTTTGTTCCAAAAATCCTTATCCTCAATATCTAAAACATTAGCTGCAAGTTCTCTTTCAAGTTCTGCAACTGCTGTTCTTATTTCTCTAATTTTTGCTTCTCTTTGATCTGATGGTAATGTTTTAATTTCTGGAGCAAATTCATTAAGCCCAGTAATATATCTTGTTACACCATTTACTTCAAGACAAGCTAATTGTTCTTGGTGCTTTACACCATCAAACAAAACTTGTTGGTAATTTTCTAATCCCATGTTTGACATTCTGCTGTCAAAGTATGGTCTAATAGCAATAGCTGTTTTTCTTGCGGTGGCAGCTTTGTTAATTTCCACCATTGTAAATTCTGCGTTTTCCATTTTTGTTGGTTTTAAATGTTAATTAAAAATAAGTAAAAAGAGGGAGATTTTACTCTCCCTCTCATACTCTGATCTATTATAGAGAGCCACCAGTGATTGGGTTTCTCATAACAATTTTCAAGACTTTTGTAGGGTCTTTTACCCAGATAGCTGGCATTGTTTGAGACATCATCACACGGTACCCGTTGAATTGTCCAGAAGACTGGAATCCTTGAGTTCTTCCCATGTAGTCCATAGTACCATTTTGGTACCACCACTTCAATTGGTTATCCCAAGAAAGTTTCAACATAAAGATGTTATCATTAGTGTTATCAGTGATATCAAAGATGATAAAGCTGTAAGAAGATAATGGGAAACCATCAATGATTGGGTTCTCAATATCATTTGTATGAACATTGTCAAATGCTGGGTTAAGAACAAACTTAACATTTGCCAAGAATGGAATTACATATGAAGTATAAGCAAATCCAAAGTTCAAGTCCATACCTTTACCAGTGATAGCACCAATATCAGCAGCCTGAATTAACAAACCTGAAGAGATAGCTTCTTGCTTGATGGCCTCATTAACCATACGCATACCACCCATACCAGTTTGTACAATAAGAGATCTTTTTGGATCTGGTCCTTGGAACTCAACCTTACCATTGAAGAAGTTATAGATTTCTCCACGGAATAAGTCAAGAGTAAAGTTATTTTTGTTGTATACTCTTTTGAACGCATTGTTCAATTGTTGCCAAAGTCCAACAGATAATCTGATATCATCTGGACCATCTTGCTTAACTTTACCTCCTTGTCCCCACATTAAGTAAGTCTCAATGTCAGTTGCAATTTTAGAAAGGTGAGCTGCTTCCATGTTTGTCAAGAAAGTTCTAGACAAATCTCCGTTATCAAATGCTTTTTTAACAGCATCTTTACCCATAACTTTTACCATATCCTCTAAAGATGTGATAGATGGATCAGTAACATTTTTGTCAAATGTTCTCCAGATCTCTGTTACAGGAATAGTACCATCTGCATTCATACCACCTTTGATCATTAAGTCTGCTCTAGAAGAGATAGAATAATGTACGTGAGCTTCAGCACCACCAACAAAGTTGTAGTATTCACGGAAACCAGCTTGTGTAATGATGTCAGAAAATCTTTCACCATACTCACCTCTTGCAGAACCTTTTCTGAAGAATCTAGTTCCATTAGCTAAATATGCATTGTCTAAGAATCTAGTGTTGTCATTATTTACAAGTTGAACAGTGTAAATAAATCCATCACCAATTGGAAGAATGTCTTCATCTGTGATGTACAATTCCACACCATTATACTTGTCATAAGTAATAATGTCACCGTGACCAAATTCTCTACGGCTTAATTTAATTCTGAAGGTTGTTCCATCAATACCTTTGAAAGTATTTGTTGGTTCAATATCTTCAATTACATATGGAAGATCTGTAGAGACAGGAGTCTGCCACTTATACTCTCCACGAGCATTATCAACCATAATTACATTTTTGCCACCAAAGCTAGAAAGCTGATAAAGGGGCATTTCTACTTTTTGAGCCATAGCCCAAAGGTCTACTGGACCTAAATCCATAGGTTCAGCATCTTTTAACATATTCACTAAGTGATAAGAGTCTACATGCGATGAAGCTTGGTAGGCTGTATCTCTCAGGAATATCCCATTGTTTAAAATTGGAGTTGCCATTTTTATATTTGTTTTATTTGTTACTTAATTAAAATCTCTTGAAGAATCCACCTCTTGAGATAGTTTTTTGCGGTTTGCTAGTTCTTGTTTTTGAATCATATTCTCTATCATCATTTACAGAAGAAGTAATTTTTCTAGCTTGTTCTGTCTTTAATTGTCTTACAACTTTTTCTGTAGCTTGCTTACCACCTTGCTCTTTTATCTTTGACTTATATCCATTTGGATCTGCAAGTAACCAAAGTGCCTCAGCAATTAAATCATGTCTTGGTTCTACAAACTGATATTTCTCTAATAAGTGGCCTAGTAAGTTTGTAGGTTTACCAGATATAGATGGATAATTAGGTTGTACTAATCCGGAGTATAACATACTTTGTACTTTCTTATCTAATCTTATTCCACCTATCTCACCATTAACAAGAGTACTATATACATTATCTGTATAAGCTCTAGCTGCTTCTTCTTGCTGTTGCCTTTTTAATTCTTGTTCAGCAAGTTGTCTAGCAACTATTTCTTCTTGCATTCTATCTAACTTTGGTTTAAACTGATTAGCCTTTTGTTCAAGTCTATTCATATCTTTCCAGTCATTGATTTCTTCTTCAATTTCTTCTGGAGTACCAAAGCTTGTAGCATATAAATACTGACGTGCAATTTCTGCTTGATCATATTCATCAGATGGATCTAGTTGTCTCATCTCTTCTACTTGAGCAAGAGTTCTAAAGAGACCTTTAAGATCTGTACCACCATCTGCTACATACTTAGCTGCATACTGAAGTTCTTCTGGAAGTGCATTAAAAAACTCTTTTGGAGTATTTTCTCTTACTGCATTTTCTCTTTCCTGGAAGTTTGCTTCAAATAGTTCACGGAAATCTTTTGTAGTATATTCTTCTAATGGTTTGTCATCATCAAAAGGTACTAAAGATCCTTCCTCAATCATTTTTTGTGCTAATTCAGCAAGACCAGATTTATCAATTTTTGGTCTACCTTTATTACCAGCATCTTCTTCTTGAGTAATTAAACTATCTAGCTCAGCTATAGTTTCTTCTACTTCTTCTTTCTTTGCTACTTCTTCTTTAGAAGCAGGCTTGTCAAGGAACGAGGTATCTGTAGTTTCCTTTGAAAATACAGATTTTGGTTTTTCTTCTTCTACTGGTAGCATTACATTTTCTGCTCCCGGCATTCCAAACATCTCATCAATATTTACATCTACATTCCCTACCAGTGTAGAGTCCTGTACCTGACCTTTGTCAGATTTGTTTTCTAATTCTTCCATATGTGTTGGTTTTGTTTATAATTTAATATAAGAAATAAACTTCAAAAATTTATGATAATAAAATTTATTTTTCGCACTATATAGCTAAGTACTATTCTTTTTCTTTATTTTTATTTTTATTATCGTATTTATTTTTGTTTTCTCTGGCTATTTGTAGCTGTTTATCTGCTATTTCTTTCTGTGCCATGATCTTTTCTCTCTCTATATCCATCTTCTGAGACTGTCTTAAGTTTTCATTAGATTGCTTTTCAATCTGTAAACTTGTTTGTTGCTCATAAGCTTCTGACTGTCTTATCTCTTTCATAGCATCTGCATAATCAGATATTTGATTTTTATTTACATCTGCCATAGAGCCATAACCTGCTGCTTTAATTTCAGCAACCAAGATATCTCTTTGTCTATCTTTTTCTTTTTCAGCAGCTTGTGCATCAAGTTTCATCTTCTCAGTTTGCTGCATTGACTGTAATTGCTGTTGTTGCATTTGCTGTTGTTGCTGTAGTTCTTGTTGTTTTTGTGATGATATTTTTTCTTCAGAAGCTTTAAGAACATTATTAAGCTCTGCAATTGAATCAGATTGTACTATTCTTCCAAGATCATAAATACTTGCTCCAGTAGTATTATTTTGAATAGCCATTTGTTTTAACTGTTCTAATACAGATCTATGATTAGCAGTTGTAGAACAATAAATATTTAAATCTCTCATTAAGAGATCTGTACCATTTACTTCAAAGTTTACTTTCTCATCTGCAGAAGTTGTATATGTAAGTCTTGCAGATGGTTTTGTAGAGTTATAGTATTGTGCCAAGTCAGTTCTCATTTGATGAACTCTTGGCATTAGATAATCACAGTGCTGAATAAAGAATACTTCTGTCTGTGCATATGACGCTTGTAAAGCTTGTTCTACTCCGGTAGCTGTAGTTTGAGATAACTGTTGACCCATTCTTTGTGGGTTAACACCTATTACTTCATATGCTTGTTGCTTAAAGTGATTAGCTAAACTAATTCTTGACATTAATCTTTCTGTCTGAGAAAGATCTAGTTTTTGAAAATGCTGGAAGTTTAATGCATTCTCTGTATTTGTAATAGATGTATCCAAAGGTAACATCTGGAAGTTCTTCATTGCAACATATGCTTTAGCATAGTTTCCTTTACCCCAGTCTTCTCCAAGAGAATGTTTAGGTAGAGTATTCTGATCAAGCATGATAATAGTACCTAGTTCATCTACTAAGATATCTGCAATCTGATTGTTTACAATGTTATATCCAATCTGATATGGCTTCATTAGATCTATAAGTGCAGTAGACTTAGTATTTCTATCTGAGAACACAGAACCTTCTACTGGTAACTTACAACCATATAAACTTTGATCTCCTTTAAATTGGAACTTTAATGCTCCAATTTTATTTTTTTGTACACCAATATATATTGGAGAGAATCCTCCTGGATTATTCATACCCCAGAAAGAAGGAATGTTTGGACCAATTTTAATACCACCCCAAACTTCATTAATCCAAATCCAATCTATATGCTCACCTTGTACAAGAGTATCTTTAGTTTTGTTTTTGAATAATCTATTATCATATATTGGTTTGTCTGTTACTTCATAATCTTCTGTAACAATTTCATTTGCAACTTCTCCAGTTTCTGAAATCTTTGTAAGGTGACCAACTTTTCTTTGTGACTTCCAATATGCTGTAGTTACTCTTAATAGATATGCAGTACCTTGATCAAAGTAATCTTCACCTTGTGAAAGTATTTGATTTATAATATCGCCACCATCTGTAATTGAGTTTGCAACTGCAGTTGTATACTGTCTATATGCAAGAGAAGGCATATTAACATTCCATTCATGAGATTTTGTGCCGTCATAATATGTACCATCATTTTGATATCCACCAACTATATAACCACCAGATCTAATAGGATAGATTGCTTCTAATGCCTTTAATTGTTCTTCAGACATAATATATCCAAACTTGTCTATTACATCTGATACAGTAAACATATCTATCTTACCTACCCAGTTACCTTGTGATATATATCTTGCATCTGGAGATTTGTGATAGAATGTAACTACTGGATTCCAGAGTTCTACCTCATAGTCATCTTCCATCATGTGGAAGTGCCAGAACTCTCTATCTGTAATAAGCATGTCTCTAAAGGCTCTTTCCTCTAGCTCATCCATTCTAAATCTTTCAACATCTACTTTATGCTGATGATATGCCCACTGCTCTATCATAGATCTATAATCTTTCTTAAAGAAAGATTCTATCTCTGGTAATGTTTTAAGATTTTCTGGTGATACTTGCTCTTGTACTTCAGGTGCTTGAGGATCTATTCCCTGCTCTATTAATGCAGTAACAATTTTTAACTGTGCATCTGCTAAAAGAGTTTCTTCTACCATCTGTCTTTTTTCTTCTAGCATCTCATTATATGAGAACTCATCTACCGCTCTATATGTCAGTTTAGTTGATCTTTTAGCAAACTCTGCTACTAACACATTAATTACGTTTGGAATAATTGGATAGAACTTTAACTCAAGAGCTGTTGCTTCTTCTCTGGTTAATATTTCTACTATATCTCTATATTCATTATTCTCCTCAATTATATAATCTGTTCTATCTATAATTCCCTTTGCAAGTTTATAGTTCTTCATTAGTCTTCTTGCATTTCTTCTGATTTGCTTAAGACCATTCCATTCTAACCAGTCTAAGTTCCAAGCTGCCCATTCTTCATCTTTATCTTTCTTAGATAAAAACTGTAGAGGCTGGGTAATACTACCCATCCTATTTTGTTCTGTTTTAGCTCCTTTTTTTAACTGTAATGCGTTATATACCTGCATAGTTATTTTATATTTTTAAATGGTGATTTTTTAAATACCGAACCATTTGTTAATCTACCGTTATTACCCATGTGCCTAAATGGACTACTATTTAATTTAAACAAATTTTCTGACTTTTGCAAGTTTTTAGCGGCATCATCCATTATAGTTCTTCTTGCATATCCCCTATTAGATTGTTGCACTCTCATAAATGCAACTAATGCTGTAAATGCTACAAGTCTATCCACGTTCAGACCATCTGTATATTCTTGCATCTCTTTGAGTAACATTGGATCTGGAATTCTTTCTATACCATATTTAGTCTTAACAATTGTACCATCCGGTTTTGTAACTGTATCTAACTCCTCCTTACAATATTCAATAGCATAACTTAATAAGTGACCTTTAAATAAATTACCAGTATTTCTCCAACCATACTCTTGGTATACGTTAGTATTAGCACCTAGATCCTTTAAAAACATGATCTGACTCTTTGGTACAAGATACCTTTGTTTTTTCTTAGATATCATGTATTGTATAAATAAAGAGATGTTACTTTCTATTAGTGCCCAGGCATTATACCATTCTATTATTAGCTCTAACTTCTGATGTGTTTTATTTATATCATCATATCTACCACACCATGATGCAACAATTTTATCTTGTTCTATATATGTTTCTGTTTCTACACCCGTATGTCTAGTTACTTGTATAGGGGCTTTCATTACAAATATAGAACACAATGAATCTGATGTAGTTGTCTTACCTTCTGATACAGGGTCAATAGAAGCATAATACTGTCCGAACTCTGGATCCTTAACCGGTCTTTCCCATACAACAAGAGTACCTGTTTTATCTTCTAATTTTTTAGATACGGGAAACTGCATGATGGGCAGCTTATTAGTTTCCTTAACTTTTGGCTTTCCATTCTCATCATAGAATATATCTAAGAATTCATATGCATATTCTTTCTCATCTATTCTTCTCTGCTGTGCTGCTACCA